GGTGAAAAAGGTACAGAGGTTGTTCAGGCGCTCGGTAAAAAGCGAACGGACTTCACAGCCGGAGACCTAGCCGCATACGGTGAGTACTGTAAGAACGACTGCGAGCTGACGTTAGCGTTGTTCAAGGTACTTATGCAGGACTATGCGGACTCGGAGCTGAAGCTTATCGACCTGACCATCCGGATGTTCTCGGAGCCGGTGCTAGAGCTTGACTACATAATGCTGAAAGGGCACCTGCGAGATATCGCCGATAAGAAAGAAAAGCTGCTTGCCGCCGTGACCATGGTGGACAAAGACCAGCTTATGTCTAACGACAAGTTTGCCGCTACGCTTAAGCTGCTAGGTGTAACTCCACCAACTAAGATCAGCCCGACCACAGGCAAGGAGACCTACGCCTTTGCCAAGTCCGATGAAGCGTTCAAGCTGTTGTTAGAACACCCTGACGTTCGGGTGCAAGCTATTGTGACTGCTAGGTTAGGTGTTAAGTCCACGCTGGAAGAAACGCGTACCCAACGCTTCATCGAGATTGCTGAACGAGGCACCCTGCCCATACCCCTACGTTACTACGCAGCACACACCGGGCGGTGGGGCGGGGATGACAAGCTGAACATACAGAACCTGCCACGTTCCTCACCTTTGAAGAAGTGCATCATCGCACCCCCCGGCTACCTGATAATTGACTCGGACTCGGCGCAGATCGAGGCGCGGACGCTGGCGTGGCTGTCGGGGCAGGATGACTTGGTAGAGGCGTTCGCTAACGGCGAGGACGTGTACAAGAAGATGGCCTCTGCAATATACGATAAGCCTGAAGCCGACATCACGAAGGATGAGCGGTTTGTCGGAAAGACAACTATTCTTGGCGCAGGGTACGGCATGGGCGGCGAGAAGTTCAAGGCTCAGCTGAAGGTGTTCGGCGTAGACATGGAGTTGGACGAGTGCAAGCGCGTCATTCAGGTGTACCGCAATACATACCCCGAGATTGCGAAGTTGTGGCGGCAGTGCGGCAAAGCCCTGAACACCATGATGGCTGACCAGACCGTGAAGCTAGGGCGGGATGATGTGCTGGAGGTGGAGGGTAAGACAGGCATCAAGTTACCTAACGGAATGTATATTCGGTACCCCAACCTACGAGCCCTTACAAAAGATGACGGAACCGTGGAAGTCGTGTACGATACAAAGAGGGGCAAATCAACCGTAGCAAACAGGATATACGGCGGGAAGGTAGTAGAGAACGTATGTCAGGCGTTAGCAAGGATCATCATAGGTAAGCAGATGCTGATGATCGCCAAGAAGTACAAGGTAGTAATGACGGTGCATGATGCTATTGCTTGCGTAGTCCCTAAGGATGAAGCCGAACGCGGTAAGGAGTTCGTAGAGTTGTGTATGCGAATAAGACCGAAGTGGGCGTTAGACCTGCCACTTAATTGTGAAGCAGGTTATGGTGTGAGTTACGGAGAGTGTTAAGTGATTCCAGCTTGGTCATACAGCAGTATCAAGACCTTCGAGCAGTGCCCGAAGAAGTACTTTCATCTGCGCGTGAAAAAGGATTTTAAGGATGAGGATTCGACTGCAACGATCTACGGCAAGGAGCTTCATAAAGCGGCGGAAGACTATATGGTCTCAGGTACGCCTATCCCGCCTCGGTATGCTTTTATACAAGATGCCCTTGAAGCGCTTTCTAAGATAGAAGGTGAGAAGCACTGCGAGATCAAGCTAGGTGTTGCAAAACGAGATGGCAAGTTTGCACCGTGCGACTTCTTCGCTAAGGATGTGTGGTGGCGAGGCATCGCTGACTTACTAATCATCAACGAGAAAACTAAGACTGCGTTCCTTGTTGACTATAAGACTAGTAAGAATGCGAAGTACGCTGACACTAAGCAGCTAGACCTACTGGCAGGTGCAGTGTTCGTTCACTTCCCGCAGATAGTAGAGATCAAGTCTGCTTTGTTGTTCGTAGTGTGCAACGACATAGTTAAGAAGAAGCACGAGTTTATGATGAAGAGTTCTTATCTAAACTGTATGGAGCCGCAGCTAGTTAGACTCGAAGCAGCTATTAAAACAAACGTATGGAACCCAGTATCAGGGCCGTTGTGTAAGTTCTGCCCTGTTACCGAATGCGCACATAACAGAAAAGGATAGTATGAGATTGGCTGAAGGCTTAGCAGTTGCGTTCTATGTATGCGTGGCTATAGCCTCGCTGTGGATGTACTCGAAGGTTGCAACAATGGAGCCGCGCTTACCATGTAGCGTAGCAGAGATAAGCCCTGACTTTTCTACCGCTGACCGGGAGAAGTGCAGGACATTGAGGAATCACAAAATGTAGGAGGCATCATGCCTTACGTAAACAAACCAAGACCGTACAAGAAAGAGTATCAGCAGCAGAAAGCTCGTGGTGAACACGAAGACCGCATGGAGCGGCAACGAGCACGGAACGAGATGGACAAGAAAGGCGTTGACCGAAACAAGAACGGCACCGCCGATGCGCGTGAAGGCAAGGACATTGCGCATGTGAAAGCCCTATCGAAGGGCGGCACGAACAAAGATGGTGTACGTGTCGAAGCACCTGCAAAGAACAGATCATTTAAACGTAACTCGCAGCACAAGCTGGTTACCGAGACTAGTGCACGAGAGAAAAAGAAGTGATGCACGATGCAAATCGTTAACGATAAAATTCTTGTGGTACGCACCCGTAGACCGCATCTGGTCACGGAGAAGATTAAAAAAAGCAAGGTAGTAGCTGAGCGTCAAGATGGCCTACAAGACGTAGCAGTCTACTGGGGTTTAGACGAAGCACAGGAGCTAACAAAATTGAAAATCAAGAATGTACCCTCGCCTATAACGAGGGACTATGCGTGGCCCGGACAGTTCCGTCCGTTTGCGCATCAGAAAGAAACAGCAGCGTTCTTAACGCTACGCAAGAAAGCGTTCTGCTTTAACGAGCAAGGCACCGGCAAGACCGCCGCAGTTATATGGGCAGCGGACTACCTGATGACGTTAGGGCTAATACGACGAGTGCTAATCATCTGCCCCTTGTCGATCATGAAGTCGGCATGGCAACAAGACCTATTCCGTTTTGCTGTACACCGCAGCTGCGACATTGCGTACGGCAAGCGTGACCAACGCAAGGAAGTAATCAAGGATGGTGCTGAGTTTGTCATTATCAACTTCGATGGCGTTGAGATCGTAAGGGACGAAGTGTTAGATGGCGAGTTCGACCTGATCGTAGTGGACGAAGCTAGCGCCTACAAGAACATACAAACTTCACGGTGGAAGACGCTAAGGTCTATCGTCAAACCTGAGACATGGTTGTGGATGCTTACAGGTACGCCAGCAGCACAGTCACCTGTAGATGCGTTCGGCCTAGCCAAGCTAATCAACCCTGATGGCATACCTAAGTTCTACGGTCAGTTCCGTGAACGAGTGATGGAGAAGGTAGGACAGTTCAGGTGGGTACCTCGGGCCCAAGCTGAGACTGTTGTGCATAACGCGTTACAGCCAGCGATACGGTTCGAGAAGGCGCAGTGCCTTGACCTACCAGAAGTCACATACCTTGAGCGCGAGGTGCCACTTACTGCGCAGCAGGTTAAGTACTACGAAACGCTGAAGCTGCACATGATGATGCAAGCAGGGGGCGAAGAAGTAACCTCGGTCAACGCAGCTGTGCAGCTGAACAAGCTCCTCCAAATCTCCGGAGGCGCGGTGTATTCCGATACTAAGGAAGTCATTGAGTTCGACGTTAGCAACCGGCTGAACGTGGTGCAAGAGGTTATCGAAGAGGCTAGCCACAAGGTGCTGGTGTTTGTTCCGTTCACGCACACCATCCAGCTACTAAAAGATCACCTGAAGAAGTCGAACATCGACGCAGAAGTTATCAGCGGCAAGGTCAGCGTCAACGAGCGTAACAAAATCATTAGCGACTTTCAGAACAAGCCAAGCCCACGTGTACTACTCATCCAGCCACAAGCCGCATCGCATGGCCTTACGCTTACGGCAGCAGATACAATCATCTGGTACGCCCCTGTTACCAGCGTGGAAACTTATCTACAGGCTAACGCACGGATCAACAGACCGGGACAGAAAAACGCTATGACTATCGTGCATATCAAAGGTAGCGGCGTGGAGCGGCGTATGTATCACATGTTGCGGAACAACATAACGAACCACAATAAAATAATTGAGCTTTACAAACAAGAACTGACAGAAAAGTAGTTGACATTGTCAATTCATGGTGTATAGTAATCTGTACCAGCGACGGTGTGGTGGGTACACGCAGATCGACAAGATTAGGTTGCCCGGTTCGAATCCGGGGCGCTGGGCCAAAGATGTTGGAGTAGCCAAGCGGTGGGTGGCGCTAATAACTACCGCAGTGGGGGTCGGGATTATCCTTTCGGTTTGCGTATTGCCTCTCTCGGTGACCCCACACTAAACTAGAAGGAGCTAACAATGGAAGAAGAACACACTACTGATGACCTGTCAGTGCATAAACTTACAAAGGTCTACCTAAAAATAAGAGATGCTCGTGCTCAGCTAAGCAAGGAATACAAAGAGCAGGACAAAGCACTAGAAGAGCAGATGGATGTAGTAGAACAAAAGCTGCTAGACATTTGTAAGCAGGTAGATGCAAACACTATAAAAACTCCAGCCGGTCTTGTTATGCGTGGTATTGATACGCGCTACTGGACTAACGATTGGGACTCGATGTACAAGTTTGTTAAGGACAACGATGCGTTAGGGTTGTTCGAGAAACGCTTGCACCAGACGAACATGAAGCAGTTTTTAGAGGAGTATCCGGATAAGTTTCCACCGGGGATGTTGGTAGACAGTAAGTACAAAATCATCGTAAGGAGAAGTTAATGAGCAACGAAGTCTCAATCTTTAAGAACCGCGACCTAACTGTCGCTAAGAAAGCACCAAGCGCACTGACTCAGGCGCTGATGAAGAACACTAACCGTATCCCGCGTATCTCACCACGCAACGGTATGTTCAAGCGTATCGTCGGCGGTGATGACGTAGGTAAGTTGAAGACACCACTGCGTGTTGTGATTGTTGGTGTTGCACCTAGCGTACAACGTACGTTCTACATCAAGTCGTACGACCCTAACGCTGAGCCTACATCGCCAGACTGCTGGACTAACGACGGGCAGAAGCCTGATGCCAGCATCAAGACCCCGCAGGGTAAGAACTGCGAGACGTGCCCTCAGAACGTGAAGGGTTCGGGGCAGGGCGATACACGTGCTTGCCGGTTCAAGCGCCGCATCGCTGTTGTGCTGCCTGATGATATGGAAGGTAACGCAAGCGGTCAGGTCTACCAGCTGGAGCTTGCATCTAAGTCCATCTTCGGTAAGGGTAGCAACCACTTGTTCCCGTTCAACGCCTACATCGATTACGTTATTGCTAACGGTGAAGACATCGACGGTGTTGTTACTGAGCTAAGCTTCAACGAGGACAACGACAACCAGTCGGTGCTGTTCAAAGCTGTTGATTTTGTAGCAAGTCATCCTGAGCTGGCTACCGTTGTAGAAGAGGCGGTATTATCCCCTGAGGCGCAGAAGGCAATCGTGCTGAACGTCGCCGCTATCGATAAGGGGGAGACGGACGGTGAAGAGTTTGAAACCGCCAAGCCAGCCGCCAAGCCTGTGGAGAAAGAGGTCGGTAAGCCGGTCGCTGAACCAACAAAACGACCCAGCAAGAAAGCAGCCGCAGAGGTGCCAGATGAAGCACCTAAGAAACAACTCGCGGATGTCTTAAACGCATGGGACACTGATGACGGAGACTAAACCATGAGCTTCGGCTATAGCCAGAACATTGTTGCAGCTAACAAGCAAGCGAATGTGCGGTCTATAGGTGTGGCGCTAGGAAGAGTCTGCATTAAGAACGGGGTGTCTGTGCAAGAGATGGCATCCCTTCTTAATGTAAGTCGCCAAACAGTGTACAACTGGTTCGTGGGTAAACGTAGTCCGCATGTTAAGCACCACGAATACATCACAAAACTATTGAACCGTTACAAGTAACCGGCCTAACTGCGAGGCCTCGGGGGGATTATTCCCCCCTTTTTTGACCCTAAAACTATGACAAACTTTGACTTGCTCGATACCGTGCTTGCCCCTGAGGGGTGGTACGCAGTCGTGGGGATCAAAGGTAAGCGCGTTAAGCAAGAGCTTGTACAAACTAGAGAAGAGGTAGATGCGCTAGCAGCCAAGTGGGTGAAGCAAAAAAACAACCTGTACTTTGGCTGCGCTAAATTTGAAACTGGAGATAATCGACTCGGCGAGAACGCTAAGTACTTCAAGGCGCTCTGGATTGATATCGACTGTGGAGAAGATAAAGCCAAAAAAAGCGAAGGCTACATCGATCAGGCAACTGGGCTACAAGAACTACAGAAGTTCTGCCGCACGATAGGGTTGCCTAGACCTATACTAGTTAACTCAGGTAGAGGTATTCATGCTTACTGGGCGTTCACCGAACCCATCGACAAACAAAGCTGGCTACCGTTAAACGACCGGCTGGCTGAACTATGCCGCATTCACGACCTGAAGGCAGACCCTAAGTGCTTCGAAGCAGCGCGGGTACTGCGCATTCCCGGCACCCTCAACTTTAAGGATGACCCACCTTCGGAGGTGAAAGTCCTTAGTTCTGCCCCCCTCTACGATTGGCAGGAGCTACGCTCGACCATGGGCGTGACGGAAAAGAAGTTCACCCCACCTCGTAGCAAACAACGCTCCGCCCTGACTCTGTCCCTTATGGCTAACAGAGTATCCAGCTTTAAGAAGATCATGCTGCGCTCGGCTAACGGGGACGGGTGCCAGCAGCTTGTGCACTGCTTTCAGAATCAGGAGACGATTGA